CACACATTTCTCCTTATCTTGGAACAGTAAGTCAAGATTTCGGAGAAATCCTTGCTCCTATTTTGATTCTTGAGCCTGGGCAGAAAGCAGAATTACCAAAAGGCAATGAACCTCTAGTTGATGTTAAAATTCCGGGCATGAATCTTAGTATTAAAGCATTGACTGGTTCGGGTACTAGTTTTAGATCTATTTCTAATCTAATGGACAAGTATGAATCTACTATTGCCGACGACAAAGAGTCTAAAAAACACTTTGAAGTATTAAAGGCTTTTCATCCCAGTGCTGGTGGCAAGAATGTAGACAAGATTATCAAAGCGGCGGCCAAAGCCAATATCAAAGAATACAAAGAAGCTGTTAGGAAGTTTGGCAGCTTTGACGACTTTGCTAGTCTATTTAGACGTGCCAGTACGTTCAATTGGCGAGATGGCAGTGTTGAAAGCTATCGTGACTTTTTGAATTTATCATTAGATGTGTTTACAGCTTCAGACAGTGGCGGAACCAAATTTGTTGGGATGCCGGCAGATGGTAAATTCTATTTAGGTAGCGGAAAGAAAAGTTCTTCTCCTCGAGAAAAGGCAGCCGGATATGCAAGTTTCCGTGCTAATCCATTTAAAGCTGCTGCTGATATTATTACCTATTCGCTAGGTGTTGGTCTTCTCAATTATGTCAAAGGCGGCAAGAACGCTGAAAAATATAAGACCATGATGACTAACATTGTAAAGGAAGCAGATGCTGTGATTGGACACATCACTGTTAACAAAGATGGCACAATGAGTTTGGTTACTAAACCGTTTAGCACATTGCAATTCCAATTCCAATATCACGCACCCAGCCACATTCCGGGCAACAACCTTCCAGGATTTATTGCTCTTCTAGATTAATCGTGCTATAATTATAGTATGACTACTCTTATTCACGGCGACTGTACCGAAATTGCAGATCAAATTAAAGACGGTTCTGTTGATTTTCTCTTAACAGATCCTCCTTACAACATATCCAATGATGGCGCAAAGCCTGTTTGGATTGACAAAGAAACTGGCGAAAACAAAAACACCATCCACAGTCAAAAGTTCAGTGAGAGCTTTGACGAAGATTGGGATGCTGTTACCCACGAGCAATTCTTGTTCCAACTTACGCGATGGAGTGAGATGTGGTATAAGAAAGTACGCAAAGGTGGTTCGTTCGCTGTGTTTATCAGTGACCAATATGTCAGTTATCTTTGGAAAGTCATGGCCGATACCGGGTTCGAACCAAAACGTGTTTGGTCTTGGAAGAAGCCTGCGGCGGTTCCTTTCAATCGACACGTTAATCCTGTTAGTGGTTGCGAGTATATACTTTGGGGCATCAAGCCCGGAGGTAAGCGAACATTTAACAGTGACACAGACCTAAACAGTATTGTTGATCGATATGCTGTGGCAGACAAGGTATCCAGCATTGTCTACAGAGAAGTCAAAGACGGACTGGGTAATCGTAGTTTGGATGCCATATTTGCAGATGCCCAAAAAGAAGCACAGGCTATGATTGACAGTCGGAAACAAAGCAACGGCAAAGTGCAGGCTATCATTCCAAATACCATTACCTACAGTGGCGGATTGGGTAAAGACAAAATTCATCCTACACAAAAGCCCACAGAGATATTGGAATACTTTATCGAACTGTGTACCAATCCAGGCGATCTTGTTCTAGATACCTTTGCGGGTTCGGGCAGTACCGGTATCGCGGCAAAGAACACAGGAAGAGACTGCGTTCTTGTGGAGCGTGACGCTAAGATGTTTGCCAAAATGAGCGAACGTTTTAATCCACCTACTAAATTAAATTCCACACTGTTTATAGAATCTGATTGACAACTTGTTAGTTTGATTGTATAATTCAATTATATTAACACACACAGAAAGATGCTAAATGCAAGTTATTCAACTAATGGCAGCTCAGGCTGTTGTGAACTACGCTGATCAAGTAAATTCACAATTTTCTAAAAATAAATCTCAATACGTAAGTTTAGGACAAAGGCTAAACGATACTATTGGTAACAAGTCTTTCAATTCGGCGATTGTCAATGACGCGGTTGACGAATTTAAAGTTCGAAATCCCCATATTGAAAAATGGACCGACCTTACATTGTGTGAGCCGGGAGAGACCACTCTTGATAAAATTGATATCGATATTACTCTGCAACGTCTCTTAGAATTGATCCACGTCTGCACAATTATGGATTGTTTTAAACAAATTTTAGTACAACCAATTTGCGTATACAAAGATCCGGCTCGTCCTGGAAGATTTATCTGCTGGGAGGGGCAACACACTTCGATTGTTCTTTATATTATTGCAGCAAAGGTATTAGGTGAAGACATTTCTAAGTGTAAGATTCCTATTATTATTAATCCTAGTAGTCAAAAAAGCGAAATGAGAGATTGTTTTATTACTATGGCAACTCCAGAGGTTGGTAAAAAATCAATTGACCCCATTGACCTCTTTCAGCAAAAAGTATTTGGTGTTAGGACTGACGGAGTAACAAATAGACCTGATTGGTCTGAAACTGAACAAAAACAACAGGCACTTGAAAACGCCAAAATGTTTGCTACAAATCAAAAATTTGGAGATACTAATAAACCTGGCGCACTTTCTGTTTTAACAGAACTTACCAGTCCAGCTTATTCATTAGAAATCACACAGGCTTTTACAAAATACTTTGTCAATGTTTGTAAAAGTAATCGTCCCGTAAAACCAAAAGAAAGTTGGATGCTGTATGAGTATTTTAGGCTATGTAAAGTAAACGACATTACTATTGACGACGCCTACATTCGAGGTATTGCTAAGAGTCTTAAGTCTGTAACAGGAACCGACTTTGATGCAGATATGTTTTGGGACAGAGCCAAAATAAGTTATCAGAACTGGTTTAAATTGAATAAACCAAATCCGGACGGAACTCTTTGGGGTATCACTTATCCTGAAAAAAGAATCGGACTTACATTTTTAATAGCCCAAATTTCTAAAAATTACAAAGGAACAGTTCCGGGATACTCAGGTGCTCTTTGGAGAGTGCCGGCAAAGGATTTATTTTGATGTCTACTGTTCGACTGCGTCTTGCCGAAGACGATAAGAGAAAATCTCGTCGTGCTATTGAAAAACAATTGGTCGAAGGAAAATCTTGTGTAGTTTGTGGAAAACCAATAACTCAAATGACAGGACCCGGGTCTGATCGTTTGTGCCGAAAACATCAACTTGAAAGTGTCGAGTATAAAAATGGACAGGGTAAGGCAAGTCGCCCTTATCTATTTCATAGAGGCACAGCCTGTGTGATTTGTGGATATTCGCCTGCAGAAGATCCAGACGTAACCAAATATAAAGACCAATTAGATGAAGTTGAGTACTCGCGTATGCTTAGGTCGTTACTAGAAGTAAATCATAAAAATGGTAATCACAATGACAATGATCCAGAAAATTGTGAAACTCTCTGTACCAAACATCATAGAATAATTTCAATAGCAAACAAGCATTATAAGAAAAAATCTACCAAAGTTACCGCTTGACAAACAATAACTTTGGTGCTATACTAGTAGCATAGTAAACAACTAGGAGTAGATTTTGCGAACACAACCGGAATACCTTATTCGGCAATTGGAAATCCATAATAGCCGTATTAACAAAGAACAGATACTCGAAGCTGCCGTTGAAGAAGGTCTAGACGAATTCTTCGAAGGGCTTCGTATGTGTTTGGATAACTTGTACACCTTTGGTGTCAAGCAGGTTCCCACAAAAGACAAAGATGAAGGACAGGGCCTTAGCTGGACTAACTTTGTTGAACTTGCAGACAGTCTGTATCGTCGAAAACTTACAGGACACGATGCCCGTGATGCTATTCAATTGGCTATGGATGTGTCTACGCAAGGTCAATGGAACGATTGGTATCGTCGCATACTGATCAAAGATCTACGTTGCGGTGTCAGCGAGAAAACAGTCAACAAGGTACTCAAGGGCAAGACTATTGCATCTGTACCTGTGTTTGAATGTATGCTGGCACACGACGGAGCCAACCACGAAAAGAAGATCACAGGCAAGAAACTACTTGAGCCCAAGCTCGACGGTGTTCGTGCTATCACTGTGGTAGACTACGAATCTAAAACTGTTACCATGTACACACGTAACGGTAAAGTACTTGAAAACTTTGCACACATCACTAGCTATCTAGAAGGCTAC